AATAAACGCCGTCCGAAATGTCGTATTTTCGGAACGAGCCAGGATTTACCGGCCCCGATTTCCCGTTCGCGACCGCCGCCTTGAAGCTCGAAATGTCGCGATCCGAAGCGATAGCGAAGCCGACGTCCCCGACGGCAGGGTCGCAGGCGATTTGCCACGGTCCGCCGCCGAGGCGGAGATAGGGCATCCCGTAGACAATCCCGTTCGGGGTAGAGTTGCCGGACCCGTCTAGTTGATTGATGAGGATCTGCACATCGACGGTCCCAGCAATCGGCGGCGACCCGGTCCCCGGATGGACTGCAACAATTTCAACGACCTTCAGAGAGTCGATTTGATTTAGCACTTGCTTGATCGCAAACGCCAGAACGGTCACGTCAGAATTGGAATCGGCCGGGCTTTGCTGTCCCGCTCCTACATTACCGATCGAAGATACCTGTCCCATCGTTTCAAATCCTCAAGCCGGCGGTAAGATCGTTTTTGCATATCCCGGATTGTAGCCATATACGATCGAAAGCCAATCTCCATGAGGCAGCAATGAATCGAGCGCGAGATCAAGCTTGTTGATGGCCCATTGCGTCGGGAACGTGCTAGGCGGTTGAAAATTGCTCGATAAAATTGGCTGCTGTGTCGGTTGCGCCGAAGCAATAGCTGCCAACAAGCTGCTTTGAACCGACACTAAGCCCCCAAATGATAATAATGGATTGAACAACGTCTTGACGATTATCCCTTGCTGAGTGAAAGCCGGATAACTCACCATTCCAGTTTGGGGCGATATCGTCGGCACGCTCGGCGTCGTTCTGCTCCCACCATTTGGCCATATCTCTAATGTGTTAGAATTAGACGTCCACTGAATGTGCGCGTTATCTGCGCACTTTTGTATCTGATCTTTCAACGATCCGTTGAAATAACTCGGAGGAAGAGTTACCTGAACATTTCCGCTGTTTAAAAATCCGACGTTCATTTGTCGCGCGAAACCTGCCATGGCTGTCGCAACACTAAATGGCCGTGGAAAACTTGTCGGCGGGACTGATACAACGGCATTGATGAGGCCGGAATTGCACTCGAACACAAACGGCACGTCAGGCTGTGAAGAATAATCACCATATGCTGCGACAATAGTTCCTGTGAAAACCGTCGACATACCATTCGTCGCGTCGCCGGCCTGGACAGTCAGAGCATTCTTCGGAACAAGATTGAAAACGAGACCAAGAGTCGCGAGCTGATTCATCAAGCTTGGCGTCATTCCCCATATTTTGACTTGAGCTGAATTTCCGACAGGAGAACCTGAATTTTCAATTCTTACACTTGTGCGCGATCCAGATAGCGTAACGGTGTCCGTCCCGCTCTCGGAGAAAGTGTTTGGCTGATTCATCTGCGTATTTTGTGCGAGCGTTATAGTAATGTTTATGAGGCGCTGGAGAAGCCCATAGGATTGCGGAACATTAGGTAATGGCAATTGAGGAGCTTTGTTGATTGTCAATACGGTCGTTGCCATTTGTATTAAACCTATCCGTTTTGAAGATCGGTAGGCGCAAGATAGACCAACTGGTAGCGAGCATTTGGTCCGCCCAGTCCGGTATAGTCAGGGTTCTGAGTTCCTTGCGTATCGACTATAACGAAGTCGCCGATGAAACCGAGATAGGCGTCGCGCACGATGCGGTTTAAGTTCTGCATGAGTACATTCGACACGATCAACGCGCTCCCGACCTCCAACGTCATGAATAATCCATAAGCCATCTGCACGATGCTGATCGTGCAAGCCTGACCATTGATTTGGCATTGCAAGGTCAGATTTGGGATCGGCTGCAAGGGGACGATAAGCATCAGAAGACCCCTATGACATTGCTGGTAAGAGGTTGCCCCAAAAATATTAACTGATCGTTCGGTGCCGCTGGCGTCAATTGCGGCTGAACGTTGCCAAGAGATTGTTGACTTGCCGAGGATGGCTGCTGTGGGTTGGTTAGCGTGTTTTGCGATGAACTAGAAAATTTCGGCTGATCGCTCGCAGGGACATACTCGAATTTGCAATTCGTGACGATCATACTTACACCAGATTCAGCTACCCTTTTGTAATCATAATGCGAAAGATTATATCTTGTGTATAATGCCTCGGGTGTTTGGATATCGACAGTCTTTGTAGATGTTCTCAGAGCTTCAATGGTCGACAAAAACGATTGTCTCTGCGATGCAGTCCCGCTGCAACACAGTCTCAGCCCGATCTCTGCCGGTAACTGCACTTTATCGTAAGACTGAAATGCTCCTTGCTCTTGCGGATAATTAGATATCGGCGAGTCTGCGGAATAGTAAAACTCGATTGTCGACGCGACAGACGGGACAACATTCGGAATGCCAATTACCGCCGCGATCTGTCCTAATGAGGTCAATGCACTTTCGATTGTTTGTCCGAGTATTCCAGCTGGCGTGATCACGGCTTGGCCGTTCTGATATATCCCCCACTTCGGAGAAAATAACTGAGAGATCAAATTATATGCGATCAAGGCATCCGCCTCGACTAATTCGATGTTGCCCAGCGAATAGCTCGAAAGAGGAGGAACGCCGGCAACGTTCGGGACGTTTGGCATCAGTTCAGCCCATTGTTGAACGCGGTGGCATCGATCATTCGCCTCATCTCTGGCCCGATCTCGTTTGCCACACCCTTGGCGTCAGTAACGTGAGGAGCGTTGACATTAACGGTTATTTGTCCGATCGACACCCCCGATGAATTCCCGCCGAGTCCTTGTTGCAAAACACCAGAACTGCCAGCAATCGAGCGTGCGCCGGGGGACGGACCGTTTAGAAATTTCTGCGCCGCTGAATATCGGGATTCGCTTTGCGCCTGCGACCCACCAGGAAGGCTCGGCCACCGTCCCTTCAAGAGGCGATCCGCCGTTTCAAAATCGCCCTTATCGAGAGCAGCTCCGGCAGACGGATTAAATTTCTTTACGAAGGCAACCCACGCGGATTCCTGCTGAGCGAACCCGCCGGCTCTAGGATCTGGAATACCGGCGGATATAGCCTCCGCTGCCGTATTTGGCATGAATTGAAAAAAACCAGACGCCGAATGTCCAGGATATGCTTGAGCATTTGTAATATCGGTTTCGAGAAAGGAAAGGCGGCGTGCATATTTATCCCAATTGTTACCAACATCTGCACCTGGAATCTTAGAAAGATAGTCCTTAACCACAGGGTTGTCAGTGTCTACACTTTCTATCGGGAAATGACCTGATAATATTGTATCAGAGAAATTTTTAGCCAATTTTCCAGTTCTCAAATCTCTCAAAAACCCCGCCGCACGAGACATTGCCCCAATTAAAGGCGCTCCGAACGTCATTAAAAGAGACTGTCCAAGAGAATCTGATGTATCCTTTAGAAGAGCTAGTTCCTTTTGATAATCACTGGCCTCATCTACCTGCTCTTTTGTTAGATCGCGAGCTTCTTTAGCTGATTTAATATATCCTTCCATCGCACTGCGTCCTAGCAATGCTAAATTGATGATGCCTTCATTCGCACCCGGAATTTTTGATAGGAACGCTTTCGCGAATCCGGGGTCCATTCCCTTCACCGCGTCCGCAAGTTCTAACCAAAGCTCACCAGATGTTTTTAATTGGCGGTTCTGATCGTAAAGGCTGATCCCAAGTCTGGTGAGGACAGGTAACATCGACGATTGTCCGGTAAGCTGGAAATTGAACATTTCGCTGCTGAGGCCGGACAACGCAGAGTTGGCATCTTCCGCCGTTCCTCCGATCTGTTCTAATGCTCCCTGCCACCCCCTTACATCGCTCGGGGTCATATCCATAGTTTTCGCGAGCCGACCAGTCGCTGCATCTAGCTTCGTGATGTATCCGATGAAATCTCCGATCTCTTTTCCGCCGAGGAAAACCCCGAGGATCGTCATCGCCTCGCGGCGGAAACCAAGCATAAGGTCGAAGACACTCTTCTGCTTCGCTTCAACCTCATTCGCACCGCGCATCCCCTCTTGCTGGACTTTGCGCAATGCGTCGAGCGCTTGTGCCGCGCCCGCGGTCAATTGCTTCGGGTCGATCGAAAGTTCGATAACAAAGCTGTCGAGCGCAGTCGTCGCCATTCGTCAGCACTCCTCGAAGACGCCGTTGCGCAGATATCCATGCCAATGATAGCCGCCGTTTTGCTGACGAATGAATCCGATCGAAGGAGTGAGTGTCAATTTTGTGTAGTCGTCGCCCTTCTTCGGCGTCGGCTCCCAACATTTTGTCGGATTGTAGGTCTTGAACGGCATCCATCCCCAAAGCCCGCAGCCGCACGGGCAGCAATGGTTGATCCCCATCACAACGTCTTTGTTCTCGTCATTCCATCCAAAGCATACTTGGATCGCTCCCGGCTCCCCCGGCATCTCGACCTTCTCGACGATGAATGATTGTGCGTTTCGAGACATCGGATCAATCATCCCCGTTCTGCTTCTTCGCGACCTGCCTCCGATTATAGGAGTCGGTGAGGTTGATTTCTATAAAATCTTCGATGTCTTCCGTTCCGTAAACCGTCCCAAGTTCGATCAATG